ATCTAATTGCTTATATTTCTTGCAACCTGCTCCTATAACATAAAGAGCAGCTACTAAAATTAGTAACTGCTCTGGTATAAAACTTATTAAATTATCCATCTCTTATCCTCCTAATTAATTAAAATATTCCTCTTTGAACTGCAAATATAAAGAATCCTACAAGTGTTGTAATCATTGTACCAATTAGCCATTTGAGCATACTTGTAAGTGAATTTAGATTCTCACACAATGCTTTTAACTCTGCTTTAGACTCTATATTTGCTATTTTTAATTCGTCTATTTCTTTTCCATGTTTATTTATTCTTGTTTCATGTCTTTTTAAATCTGCTTCGAAAAGTTCTTCATTCATGAAAACCTCCTAATTTTTGAATTAAAAAAGACTATGCTATATAGTCCTCTCCTACAATTTCTTTATATTCACTTGCTGTTATCTTATTCTTTTCTACTGCCGTTTTAACTTGCTCTTTAGTCCAATTACCATTATTATAGAAATCTGTTATTATCTTGTACCAATTCATTTATATCACCCCATTTGACATTAATTGAAATGTTAAATCTGCTATTGTTTGTTCTGTAGAATTTACTTTGTCTTCTATGCTACTTTTAATATCTGTATATCTATAGAAAACCTCTTTAGTATCTATATTTATAAATAACTTTGTTTCTTTATTTTCTGTGTATTTTGGTGTTGGTAATTCCTCTATCAAAATACCTTGTTTTAAGTTTTCCTCCGATAACAAATTTGGTTCATAGTGTATCATACCAACATATTTTATATTTTGTTCTTCTGTATCCATTAAATTTCCTAAATAAATCATAATGATTCTCCTTTCTCATCCGAATAAACCTTTTTTGACAATATATTTCTAAAAATTCCACTACTAATAAAGAAAACTATATCATTTATTACAAACATACCAGCACTTGGGTATGTTTCAGTAAGTTTTCGGTAGCTGTCGATATGTTTAAGAGTATTTAAACTTATTTTTACAAAAGGACTACTAGAAAGCGAATATATAGCATATATATATCCATTATATATATCAAAATTGTCATATTTGCTATCGTCTGAATACACAATTAAATTTAAATTTGCGTCATATTTTACTAAAGCACTTTTTTTGTTGCTATCAATTTCTATACCTCTTTCTGCATCAGATGCAATAACAAAATCATTTAAAAACTTAATGTTTTTCATATGCAAATATCCTCCAATTCTAAAATCTTTAGCAATGGCAAAATCAAAATTTATTTTAGATAAATGACATGTTGTAATACTACTTGAATTTGAGTGTTCTGTTGTAGCATAAATAGCATTCTTATTGCAAACAAACTTACCTCCTTTAAAATTGTAAATACCATTAGAAACTAAATTTTTAGTTAACATTATATACATATCAGATATTCTAATTTTATGAAGTGTAGAAGAAGTCTCATCTCCATATACTCCATAAATAAATTCCCCATAAGTACATAACTTATAATAAGCACCTTCTATTGACTGCACTTCAATTCCTGTTGTCTTATTTATTTTATATAATTTAGTATTGTCAGATATAAATAAATACTCTTGTGTAACACAGATACATGAGAAGTTAGCATTAGCTAAAGTAATGTCAAAAACTACTGTTTCATCAATAGCATTAATTTTAATTAGATGAGTTTCTTTAATTACATAAAAATATGGTTCTTCATATTCAAAAGTTTTGAAGTTCCCACTACATCTTTCAATATATTTTATAGCTCCATTTGTAACTAAATACGGATAGTTATTTGAAAGTGTTGTTTCTCTTAAATCTAATCGCCCCTCTTTTATATCAATTTTATTCTTTATTTCTTCCCATGTATCGCTTGTAGTAACCTCTGCACCTTTGGAGTTTAATGCTGTTACTACATTATTTTTAGCATTAACTCCACTTTGAAAAACCTCTTTTAATGCTCCTTCTACATTATCACTTGTAAAATTATTCTCTGTATCTTCTATAGTTACTTTCTCTGCTTCTAATACAAGATTTCTAACTTTATTAACTAACTCTTTAAAAGTCATTTAGTCACCTTCTTTCAATAAAAAAAGAACCTACTACGCTGTTGGTTCTATTCCTTCTACTACTCCACTATTTTTTATAATATAATCCTCTACTGCTTTTCTGTATTCTGTGTTAGTTACATCATCCAGTTGAAACTCTCGATTTTTTAGAGGGTTTAAACCTCCACTTAAAATTCTCTCTGCTAATATTCTTACTACAACATTATTTATTCCCATTATAAAATTCCTCCTACCTTTTCATTTTCATTTAATAATAATTGATTTTCTAATTCTTGTATTCTCTTTTCTTCTTCTGTAACGAATATTGGTATTTCTTCCAAAATTGGTTCTTTCGTTTCTATATTTATACCTGTAATTCTATTTTTTGTATAATCTATACTTCCATACTCAATATCAATGCAATGTAATTCTATTATTGCATCATGCTCCAATACATCCCCTGTTGCTTCTCCTGTTTGCAACAGTATTTTGCCTGTCTGGTCGTAAATTATTCTATTTGCTCTATTCATTTTATCACCTCATTTATATAAATTTTATAGCATACCAATTATACAAAGTATAAGACACAGAAGGTCTATAAGCAGGAATATAGACGCCTTGGTTATTTATATAAGTATTACCTCTATTATTTATATAAATCTGACCATCAGCTGTAAATTTGGTATCTGAATTTGTTTTTCGAAGAGCAGTTGTAATTACAAAATCTTTATCAGAAAGTGATGGGATTGAATAGGTAGCAAAGATTAAGTATTTATAAAATTGTGTTGGACTATTAAGCGTACATTCACATTCAGCAAAAAAGATATTTGGAATAAAATTTAATCCTTCAATATTAATCCATCCTCCTGGGTTTATTGGATAATTAGGATTAGACTGGCTATTAACATACAAATAAGCAGTCGATGTTGTGTCTGTTAATGTACTGGTACGTCCTGATGCAACTTTATATTTTGTATTTAACTGTGATATAGTATTATTAGATTGTGTTAATTGATTCATCAAATCTTGCACACTAGCATCTGAACTATCAAAACTTGTTTTTATTTTCTCTGATAACTCCACTAGCGTGTTATTCAAACTTGCCTCTATATTCTTTAATGCTAAAGTATTTATAATACTTGTTTTACCAGTTCTAAACCCTGCATTAACTTCTGTTAATTTTGTTGATATATCATTTAAATTCACATCTTCGGGTAGTGGCATTATATTCTTACTTATACTTAACACTTTTTCTGCTGTAGCATTATTACTGTCTGTAACGACTATTTTAAGTGTGTGTAGAGCATTATCTTCTAATGTATAGTTAATTGTTTTTTCAAGAGTTAAATCTGTTGTTATAGTTTCTTTTAATACATCATCTATAAAGTATTCTATTTTTGTTAGTAGTGTAGGGTCTGTATGGTCTGCTTTAAAGGTTGCTGTAGTTGAGTTGTATGAGGATATATTCAAAAATGGTAATGCTTGTAGTAATGTTATTTTAGCATAACCATCTGAGTAATTACTTACAACAGTAGTATTTCCACCAGTTGTCATAACTACATTATCAAAATAATATTCTGACGATGGAATATATCCGGGTGGTTTATAACTGTCTTTAGTTAACACATAACCACTCCCACCACCACTGCCATATTCGGAATGGTAAGGGCGAGAACCACCAAACCAACCACCACCACCACCTGAATAAACAGAAGGATTGGCTAGTCGTGTAGCACCTTTTCCAAATGAACCATCACAACTGCCATCATCTCTATAACCACGACCACCTTCAAATTGTGTACCGCCAAGACAAACAGCACTATTAATAGAAGTACCAAGTTCACCTTTTAAACCACCACCATGACCACCATATTCTTTATCAAAAGTGCCACCACCACCACCTGCAACAATTATTCTTGATAAAAGACCTTGTTCATTATCCCATTCACCACCAACAAGTCTTATATCAGTAGCACCACCACCACTACGATTAGTACCATATCCACCACCGTTGAAAGTATGACCATTTCGATTATTAACAGAAGTATAACCTCGTATACCATCAAAACCAACATAAACATACAAAGTAGTTTCTTTTCTTAAAGTTATTTCACCACTACAATAACCACCAAGACCATAATAAAATCCACTTGCAAAAGGAGTACCAGAAGCACCACCTCTACCACCCCAACATTCAAATTTATATTTACCAGGTTTAAGTATAATTTCTTGTGCTGAATCTACAGCATTAAAATTCCACTCAGTTTGCATTTTATCACTCTCCTTTCTAACAATAAGTTATCAACTCATTTACACTTGTTGCAATACTAGATAAACCACCATTTACTTTTTCTTCTAAATCAAGAAATTTATCTTCGATTTTCTTAGACGAATAAGTAGTCATTTCAGACACTCTGTTGTCATCCACAGTCGCATTTATAAAATGAGTTTCTGCATTTCCATTAATAACATAAACATTTAACTCAACTTTTACTTCACTTCTAATCTCAATTGAATTATCATCAACTATTTTAAAATTTGGAACTATATTTTCTTTTGTAGTAGCATCTATAATATTTACAACTATTCTCTGTGTTAATAAACTATGTGTTACAGTTGCTTTGAATCCATTTTCTGCATCCTCAACCCAATCGTCAATTGTTATTGTTTGAGTAGATGCCACATTTGAACCACCTGCGATTAATTGGTCAATTTTAATATTTTGTTTCTCATTTTCTGTGTCAATTTTAGCGCTTAACTCTGTTTTAGCAGTTTCTATGTTGCTTGTTAATCCTGTTTTAGTTGTATCTATTTTAGTGTCTAATTCTTGTATATCTTTAAGTGTTGCTAAAATAACAGTTGGGTCTACTTTCAAATTTACACTTGAAGTATTAGAGACTACTAAAATAATTTTTATAACTAAGTCTTTTACACTTCCGCTGTCAGCTGTTGGTTTGTACGTTTCTGGATATTTAGATACTGCAATTAGTTGTTCTTTTGAATCAAATATCCCTACTTCTCTTATCATAAAGCCACCCACACTACCTGGGATTACAGTTTCTATTACTATCCAGTTTGGATTTTCTTCGTCTATCTTTACATTATTTACAGAACCTTCCCAAACTACATTTTTTAGAGACGTTTGTTCTTCTGTTGGATTATATTCTGTCCCTGCTCCATCACCAAGCTGCAATTTAACTAAATCTACTTTATTGCCTAAAGCTGTTGCATTTGCAATAGATGCCTTTCCTATCGTTGTCAAAAGTGTATAATATTTTTGTTCTGCCAACCTATACCACCTCCTGCCTAGGATATAATGTTACTTTTTCCATACTTCTGTCATTGCCTGTAGTTATAGTCAATTCTCCAAAAGAAGTTATATCAGTTGGACTGTAAGGATATATAGTAACTGTTTCACCTGTATTCATTGTAGAACCTGCAAACATGTTATTTTGATTAAATAAAATCATTTCAAATCTATGTTCAAGATGTGCAGGTTTTATTTCTTCTATTTTCTTATCTAATTCTAAAATAGTGTTATAACTACAATCATTTGTTATAAAACTTAGTGTAAAACTAAATAGATTGCTAAATACTTCTACATCAACATTAGTCTTTGTATAAGCTTCTGATATAGCTTTTATAACCTCTATAGTAGTTGTACCCTTGCCTCTCATCTTTGCTTTTATATTACTTCTTCTATCTTCTATACTTAAATCAAATCTATTTTTAATAGATAAAATATTTTCCCAATAATCAAGTCCCCATGTTGCTGTATCAACAAAAAATTGGTCAAATGTATCGTCATATGTTTCTCTAAGTGTTTCTAGTTCTATGTCATAAGCTTCTTGTATTTTTCTAGTAATATCATTGTTATAAAAAGAAGGTAGCTTATCAATTAATTTCATTGAACTACCACCTCACTAAATTCTAAATTTGTAACACTTGGTACTTTGTCCTCTTCAAATACTATATTTTCAGCTTTATTATTTAATAGTAAATTACTAAAGTCATGTATGCCCTCAATAGATGCAAGTATTGCACTTACTTTAGTGTAAATTATTTCTTTATTAACATTTATTAAATAGCTATTAATACTCTCTAAGAAGCTTTCTTTTACAAAATCTAATGTATATCCCGTTTCTAATTTTATAGATGCACTTATACTTATATCTAAAACGCTTGGAGTTAAAACGGTTAACGCAGGACCTATTGGCATTTCTTCCTCAATGTGTTGTTTACATCTTTCAATTACTTCTGTGTCAACAGCTTGATTATTTTCTCCAAAGATTAAAACTTTAATTGTTCCTGGACCATCCCATCTTGGATAAATTTTAGCGTTATATACTCCTTCAACTTCTAAAGCCCACGCTTCATAATGTGCCTTATTTCCACTTGTTGCTTGATTTTTTTGTATTTTATAGAATCTTTCTTTCAATTCTTCGTCTGTTTCTATTTCTGTACCACCTTGAAATGCTAAATCATTGTAAATTTTCGTTATACCATTTACTTCGTCTTGTAGCTTAAATTCTGTATTTGCAGGTATATTATATCTAATTCCAATTTCTAAAGCTTGTACGGGGCTTGTATTTTGTTCGACTTCTGTACTAATTATAATATCTTTGATAATTACAAATAACAGCTCATTGTAAGATATAATAGTTCCGTTTGGTATGACTGTTCCAACCTTCCCCTCGAATGTCACCTCTCCAGTTGCTTCTGTTCCTAACTTTCTATATACTCCAAATTCGTTAACTCTCTTATCTAAAAAATCGTCGAAGTTATCTTCTATAAAAGCTTTTTTATGAAGATATGAAAGTTCTATATAGAATTTTGCTAACTCACTATTAACAGGAGATACCATATCACTTAAAAAAGAACCCTCACCCTTATAGATATCTAAATCTATATTAGATAAGGTCCTATTTTTAACAACATCATAGGTTTGACTACTATACATTAACTTCCACCTCCCCATAAATCGTGTTTATGACTATATCTACGCTTAGCAAATCATCTATAAATCTTGTATTACTAATATTTACATCTAAAACATATGGATTAACTAATAAAGCCTCTTTTATATACCTACTAGCTTCACTTTCTGTAAGTCCTTTGCTGTATTTTTGACCTATCAATTCAGATAGTTCTGTTCCATAACCCCATGAATAAATCTCATGCTCATACTTATTAGTTTTTATACATTTATACACCCAAACCTTTATAGCTTCATTGCCTTCAACAATCTTAAAATCTCCATTTTCTAAAATAGGTTTATCCTTTTCAAAATTCCAAGCCACTTCACGAAAGATTGGCAATTCTTCTGTTTTAGGTAAGATATAATCCTCTGGGACACCTATAAAAGGAAATATTGTACTCATTATAAGCTCACCAACTTACTTACAACAGCAAATTTATCACTTATTTTAAACATTATTACTGTGTCATCAAGTTCAAATTTATCAATAAATGGATTTTTAACTTCATGTTTATGCTCTTGATTTGTTTCTGTGTTGAATATTTCTATCTGTCTGTCAAGCATCCAACTATCTATTAAAATATCATTTTTTTCTAATATAATGTTATTTACCTCTATTTTTAAATCTGGTAATTTACTTTTAATTTTTCCAATAAAAAAAGAAGGTTCATTGTAATGTTTTCCTTCTTCTCTTATTATTCCTATAAATTCATTGATTGGATTAGCCATTATCTCACCATCCTTTTTATAAAACTCTCCTAGCTGTATTAAAATCTTTTCTACTACTTAATTTACTTATTCTAACATTTTTCCCTGTCGTAGGTGCTTCTATAAACTCTCCATTGCCTATATATAGCCCGACGTGGCTAATTGGATTATGGAAGAACACCAAGTCTCCTGCTTGTAAATTATTTTTTTCTACTTTTTTACCTTTTGTTGCTTGTTGTCTTGAAGTTCTTGGCAGATTAACATTAACTTTCTTAAAGCAATATACCATCAATCCTGAACAGTCAAAATTACTAGGTCCATTTCCACCCCATTTATAAGGCTTCCCTAAATGTTTTTTAGCTTCTGCTATTACTGTACCTGCTTTTCCTGTTACATTTGTATATCCTGTACCATCACCTATAATTATAGTTCCTTTTCTTCTTCCAAAATCATTACATTCTTTTTCACTAGACATTAATATGTCTATTCTATACACTCCATTTTTTAAGTCAATCGCTCCGCCTCTATCTGTTACTGTATAAGTTTTACCATCAATTTTAGTTCCAGGACATTTTGCTTGAATTTTTGTTTTAAATTTAAGTTTACTAGGTGCAGCACAAGTATTATTTGAAGGCACAAGCCTTTTGTTGTCCATTGCTTGATAATAGCCACCCTCAAGCGGATTATTTGATGGATAATACGCTGTAAATTCTGCTTTTACTTCTCTTCCATTTAGTGTACCTTCTCCATTCAAACCAGAACTTTCTTCCTTCTGTTCGTCCTGCCCGGCTGTCTTTTCATCCATGATATTTTGAAAATTTAAATCTAAATCTATCTCATAATTTCCGTTACTGTCCCAGTTGTGTTTATCTGTATCTATATAAAATAGACCTACAAGCCCTGTATAGCTATCCTTAACCTTTACACCTCTACCAGTTATACAACTTACATCACCATAACCTTTTAGGTTGCAAGTCTGCTCTATTCCTTTAAATTCGCTTTCTATATCTACAGTACTATTTTCTTGCTGTTGTATAACCTTTTGCATTATTACTCCAACATCTTTAAAAATTTTATCGTCTACCTTTTCACTTATTTTATTCCCATACTGGTCTACTACTAATACCTTGTTTTTTACATTCTCCATACTCTCTGAAAAGCTCGTATTAATAAGATTAGACCCTTCTTCAAACATAACATTTAGTGTAATAGTCCCTTTTTCAATAACATTAAATTTATCTATATTAGCTTCTATCATATACTTTTTTTTAGTTGTTTTACTAGCTTCTGTATATGCACTCATTATAGTATCATAGCCAGTTACGCCAATAAACATCTTAGTATATTTAACATTAGTCTTAGGTATGTTTCCGATTGCAAGTTTATTATCATTAAATACTTGTTTTGCAATGTCTTCAACTAATTTATCTTTAAAGTTGTATGATACTTCACTTTGAGTAAGTAAAAACCCCATATCTTTAGATACAAAACTAATACTATTGTTGCTAGAGTCTTTAGACCTATTAATTATCATTCCTCGATAGATTTCTTTATCATCTACATAAAAACAAACTGTACTAGCTATAGGTATATTGATTTGTTGGAAGTTAACATCAGAAGCTGACTGTACTATAGAAAACTCTAATGTCCTTGATGGTGACTTATAATCACCTGACCAAGTTACCTTTTCTACTATATCTGTTATGTTGTATATAGCTCCATTTTTTATATGGACCTGTAATTTTATATTATTAATCTAAATCACCTCACTTGCTCTACACATATAAAAACACCACCAAAAATGATAAAATATATCATGAAAGGAGGTGTTTTTATATGTATCATTTTGAAAGTTTAAGTAATTACTGTTCTGTTATAGATAGACAAGTTTCTACTGATGCTAAATATTTTGAAACTCACACAAGCAATGATAAAAAACTAATTGATTTTAGTTGTTCACATTCAAATACTTGTAATTTATCAGATGAAAATAAATGTGAGTTACTTCAAAAAGCCCACAACAAATATAGATAATTACTTTACTTTAAAATTTTTAAATGGAGATAATTTTAAATCAGTCAATTTACTTAACTTTAAAAAAGTATCCCAAAAATCTGATTCTCTATTATCTCCAAAACATTTATCTGAGTATTTACAATCTGTACATGGGAAATCTAAGTCTTTTTCGTTGTGCATGAAGCTTTTTATAGCTCCAATTTGTATAAACTTACCTATGCAATACAAGTCTTTTTCTGAAAGTTTTATTTCTTCTTGCATAATAACACCTCTTTCACATTTCTAATCTGTAAAACCTGCACCTGGACACATTCTTACTCCTGTAATTTTTGATAATTTTATGAATGTGTCCCAGTGTGCATAACTGTATCCACTTTTAAAACATTCTCTTTCATACTTGCAAGTTTGGCAAGGGTCTAATATATCATGTTCTTCTCTAAAACATCTCTTTATAACATTTATTTGAATATGTTTTGCCATACAATATAAGTCTTTTTCTGTTAAATCCTCTTTCGTTAGACCATAGTTTTCTGGTATTATTCTTACTTTCTGCAACTCTATCACCTCGCTTATGGAATTATCAAAACCCAGCCATCTTTTATTAGGTCAGGATTTTTAATTAATTTTTTATTAGCATCATAAATTTTTTTCCACAAATCCCCATTGCCATAATATTTTTTTGCAAGTGACCAAAGACTATCTCCTTTACCTACCTTATGAGTTTTTTGTTTATTTTTAACTTCAAATCCTTTTGTAAGCGGTACATCTTTTGATGATGATAAATCTGTATTTGTACTAACTTTAGGTATCTGTATTCTTTTATATTCTTTTAAACTTAATGTAAAATACACATCCCCTGTACAATCTTTTTCTTCATATTGAAAATCTGTTATAATACATTCAAAATTTATATTCGTTTCTGTAATTGTAAATCTTAATATAAAACCTTCATTCATCCATCTTTGAATTTTATTTACACAGTCATATGGTGATGGGAAACTTGTATAATCACAATAACTAGCTTCATTTCTGGGGAAGAAACCAGATATTTCTGTAGTTCTTAAACCTACACCTCCAAACACTGCAATTTCTCCTGTTTTCAAAACATTAGAGGTATTTACTATTGCTTTACTGTTTATCTCAAAAGAAGACGGGAAAACAGGAAATCTAAAAGTGTCATTTGCTTGTCTAATCCACATTTCCAACTACATCACCTCTATATCTATTCTAAAGATATTAAAAACTTAGCTTCATCAATTATAGTTTTTTCAAAAGCTTTATCCAAATTTTCATACCTAGCAATATCCTCTTTATTGTTTGAATACTCATGTATGTCTTCAATTAAATTGTTCTTTGTTTGTATTAGAAAACTTAACCTCTTTAATGAGCCAATAAACTCTATGTCTTTATTCATCGCAATATCACCTCCTTTCTAAAATATTTTTGAAACTATACCGCAGTTTTCTTACCATAAATTCACCTTCTTTGATTTTTTATATAAAAAAACACCTACCTAAGTAAGTGTTTTATAAGTTAAGTTCTTTTATTAAAATTTCATCTATATTTTTAAATTTCCAATAAGGTATTCTAATTAATTTTATATTTTTTTCTTTACAATATTTATCTTTTACTCTATCTCTTTTCTTTTGTTCTTCAAAATCTTTATTAAAATTTGTATCTTTATAATGATATTCTCCATCATATTCTATTATAAGATTTTTTTTAGGGATATAGAAATCAAATTTTAGCAAATCTTTGTATCTACAATCTTTAAATTTAAATTGTTCTTTATATTCAATATTATATTTATTTAAAAAAGAACTTATATAAACTTCTGGATATGATTTTTTTCGTGAACATATATCACAACGCCTTTTATTTTTATTTTTAAAATCATCAAAATTTGTTTGAAATATTTCGCCACATTCACATTTGAATTTTAATAATGTTCTTTGATTTCTATATTCTTTAGATAATAATATTGCATTTGAATTTTCTTGAATAAATTTTTTTATATGTTCTAGGTCAAAAGATTGTTTATCTGATATTATTTTTTTACTACAATTATTACATTGTCTTTTATTTCTATATTTAAAAGCTGAAAATTTTGTTTTAAACGCAATTCCACACTTACATTTCAATATCAAATCACTATCAGTAGTATCACATTCATTACTCAACAACTCACAATCCGAGTTATCATTAACAAATTTTTTTATATAGCCATAGCCAAAACTCTTTTTTTCTTTTATCTTTTCTTTACTACATTCATTACAACATCTTTTATTATCATACTTAAAACTAAAAAAACTGGCTTTAAATATATTTCCACAACTACATTTAAAAATTAATTTTTTTGAATTATGTTCATATGAATTACTTAATAGTGTACATGAAGAATTTTCATTGATAAAATCTTTAACTTCTTCAAAGGAAAAGGTATTACTTTTAGCTTTTTTAACAATAGAGCATTTTTGACATAACCTCATGCCTTCTTTCTGTCTCTTAAAAGTATCAAGGCTTCTTTCGAATACATTTCCACATTTACATTTTAGAATTAGATTACTACTATTATTTTTATATTCCTTAGATAATAAAATACATTCTGAATTAAGTTCTATAAATTCTTTAACATCTTCATACATAAGTCTTTGTGTCATATACTTCACCTCATAAAAACAGCTTTATATTTATCTATTATACTATTTTTTTATAAAATAGATAAAGCACTTTTATGTACTTATAAGTGCTTTATCTATACATATTATTTATTATTTTTCTCTAATTTTTTCTCAGAAAGTTTATATACTATGCTTTCTATCTTATTATATATATCTATATCTGTTTCTCTTATTTCCATAAGTTTAATTCTATATTCTTCTTTTCTCTTTTCGATATACATATTATCAAGTAAATTCTCACACATTGTATTAATCCCCCCAAAACTAAACTAAAATCTAATTATTTTTATACAATATATAGTAGTTTTTCTTGTCTCCTTTGATTGAGATAGGATTATTATTTTCTTTCAACCACACTTTGACCTTTTCTGTAACCTTATTAGAATATTTTGTTACAGTACCAGTCCAAGAGCCATTGGTTTCTAGTACTGTTTTCGTTTCATCTTCTTTAATATCAAGTTTTCTTATAATTTGTTTCACTGCTTGAAATGCTGGTTTATTAGACATTGTGTAAAGTCCTAATTTTCTTGCAATCTGTTTTGTATCGTAAAAATGCTCTTTTTCTTCAATTTCAAGTGGAATATCAACTCCTGCTTTTTTGAAAAATGTTTTAGCAACAAGAAATTGCATACTTTTATCAATTTTTAAATCTTCAAAAATTGGAGTTATTAATTTAATTGACTCATTTACTGCTTCTAATGTTTTTATTTCTTCTTTAACTCTAAAATAACTATTTACTAATTGTCTTTGTACTTTCCATGCTAAGTCATCTGTAAAAGATTTTACTAACATCAAATAGCCTGTTTCAGTTATTAAAGTTAATCCACGATTAGGAATTTCTAAAGTACGATTTCCGTACTTTTCAAAATCACTTGCTTTTACAAAAAAGAAATCTTCGTTCTCTATAAAATGTTTTCTATTCTCTGAGAAATTTCTCTTTGCTGTACCTTCTGTTCTTTCATGTACTTGGTCAATTTCTTTAAATGTAACTACTCTTTGATTATTAAACTCCTTGACCTGCAACTCTTGGTTGTTAATTAATACTAAATTGTTCATAAAAACACACTCCTTAATAATTGATTTTTTTTAAGGAATGACATATAATTATATTACATATTAGTTATATGTCGATAAGAGTTACTCAAACTTGGTAGGGGCGAGTGACTCTTATTTTTTATTCCTTAAGTATATTATATCGCACACATTATATAATGTCAACATTATATAATTATATTATTTATATATTATATATTGCAAACATTATATAATCGTTGTATAATATACTTAAGAGGTGAAAAAATGTATTTTAACATTGATAAATTACTTGAATCCAAAGGTCGAACTAGATATTGGTTAGCTAAAGAAGTAGGTATAGCTTATCCTAACATGATGAAATTAGCTAACAATGAAACAAGTTCTATAAAATTAGATTTATTCGAAAAGCTTTGTCTTGTTCTTGAATGTACACCTAATGAACTTGTTACTTTATCTAGCAAAGAATAACAAAAGCACCTACTATTTAAGTAAGTGCTTTCTTTTTTTATTTAATTTTGAATCCACATAGTTAATATAAAACAGTTATCTAAAAATACAGGAATTACAGCATCTTCTATATTTACATACCACTTAGTTAATATAAAACTAAAAATCGGACACTGCAAAACTATTACCTATATTATATCATTTTTTAACCTAAAAACAAAAGAATATTCAAGTACTTTGTATGTTTATAATTGTTTATTTTCTCTTGTTATAAATTCAATAACTCTTTTTTCTTAGCATTAAATTCTTCTTCTGTAATTGCTCCCATGTCTAATAACTCTTTTAATGTTTTTATCTGTTCTAGTGAATTATTAGGTGTTTGATTGATATTATTTTGTTGTACATTTTCATTTTTATTGTTATTTTCAATAACTGAAAAAACAGATAATATTTCTTGTGCTATATCATAATTACTTCTGTATATGATAGAGTTTTTCTTAGTTGAAGATTTTATTAAATCTATATATAAAACAGGTGTATTTATATCGTTTAAAGTTACTTTTATTCTTAAATTATTTACAACCGCCTTAGTTTCCTTTTTCCCAGTTACTCCTCCAACTACAGCTCCTACGCCCCCAAACAGGATTCCTCCTGTTAAAGCTCTGCCCAAGCCACCTTTTATTATCGTTTCTCCATCCTCAAGCAACTCATATTCTAAAATATCATTAAGTGATAAAACTACATCGCTCATTTTTCCATATTCACTTGGAATTATAAATTTTTTTCGAGGTTCATCTATTTGCAAATACTTTGCTATTTTTTTAGTAGCTGTAAAACTTTCTAACTCTTTCTCTCTTTGTTCATTTCGCTTAATTACACTTATCACATCTTCTTTTGTCATTTCTTTACCTTTTTTTGGGAATAACATTAACAAAATACCACATTTTCCTACACAATCACCACAAACATATCCATCTGATATCTTTAAATGTTTAGTTTCCTTCCCACAAATAACACAAGGCTCTTTTGCACTGAATAATCCCATATTTATCCCCCTAAACACACTAATATATACTACGATTATAGCATATACTAGCATATTTTAGGGGTACATGTTTCTATACACCACCTGCTAAATTTAACTTTATTTCATTAACTAACATCTTAGTTAATTTAGTCATATCAGCTTCTTCTTTAACTGTAACACCACCCCAATTTATATTTATGGTAATATTATTACTTTCTTTATTATTAGTAGTTTTACTATCAGTTTTATTGATGGTATTTTGCTGAGTTCTTTGTGTTATAGCTTCTTTATACTTACTTGTATAGTCACTTTCTTCAATTTCTTGTGGTTTGTACATTCTCTGAGTTAAATTACTAACTACATTGTCAATATTGCTCTTCAAACTTGGTAATTCTACTTTTATACCTTCCCAAATTCCTAAAGGAAGGAATCTACCTACTAAATCTCTTAATTTCCAAGAAGGGGAATGTACTCCAAATCCATTTTTAAATCCATCTATAACACCTTTCGCAAAGTCTCCAACCTTACCTTTTAGCCAATCTCCAGCTCCTGTAATACCTTCCCAAAGCCCTTTAACAACATTTTTACCTATATCTAAAACTTTTTTAGGTAAAGATTTTAATGTATCTACTACTGTATTTATTAATTTTTTAGCTCCTTCTTTACCTTTTGTTGCCATTTGACTTCCCCACGTAACGATTTTTTGCACTGTATTTGTAAGCCAAGTCCAAATCCTTCCAGGTAAAGTAGTAAAGAATGTTACTATATTATTTATAATCATTGAAGTATATATTTGAGCAGAAGTTAACATTGCGATACCCCATTGACCTATTTTTTGAACTGTACTTACTAACCAAACCCAAATTTTATTAGGTAGTTGAGCAAAAAATGTTGCAACAGTATTTATCCATATCGGAATGTTTGTAAATATATATGTGTAGCAACTTATATACCAAGCAATTATTTTTCCTAATGCAAAACCTAATGCATAACCAATCTTTGCAGGTAATTGTCCAAACCATATTCCAATGTTATTTATCCATGATGGAATTGTTTGAGTAAAGAAAGCTACAATGGCATTCCAACCATTTACAAAAGCTTGTTTTATATTATTCCATAGTTCTCCAAACCACTGTCCTGTATTTGAAAAACTGGTACATAAATCATTCCAAGCTTGTGGAATAGTTTGTGTAAAGAAATTACATATACCACCCCAAACTTTTGTGGCTGTTTCTTTTATATTATTCCAAGCATTTATAACAAAATCTCTAAAACCCTTGTTTGTATTCCACAAGACTACAAGACCTGCTACGAGAGCGGTTACTGCAACTATTACAACTCCAATCGGACCTCCTAACAATAAAGAAGCTTTACCAAAAAGTGCTGTTACTGCCACTCCTATTTTCATTTGTTTAGTTAAAACAGCTACTACAATATGAAATGTTTTCATACTTAAAGCTGCAATTTTCCCTGCATTTGCACTAAAGGTTAATGATATGCTATAAGCATATGCTGCACGTTCTGCTACTTTCCATGCACTTTTTAATGCTAGGACACTTTTAACAACAGTTGTCATAAGCGAAGCAACTTTAATGCTCACAAAAGCTGCTGCTATCAAAGGAGCATTCTTTAAAATCCATTTAAAACTCTTAACTATAGGAGGAAAAGCTTTTGTTGCTACTTCTATTGCCCTTGGTATTGTTTGTTCAATTTCTTTAGCAAAACTATTTATCGACTTAACACCATCATTTTTCAACCAATTCGCAAACTCATTTAAAGCAGGTAACATACGTTGACCAAGTGGTATCAGTACATCTGCATTTATAATTCTGCCAATACCTTGTAAACCTTGTGAGAATGACGCATATTTAATTTTGTTTATTTCATCCATAGTGTTTTTTGTTTCATCAAATTTGTTTTTAATAGAACCAAGTTGAGTTACAACTTGTGGTCCTAAATCTTCCCACATTGTGCCAAATAGGTCAACACCAATTATACTTTGCTTAACTGGGTCATTTACATTTTTTATAGCCTCTATAACTTGGTAAAAAGCAGTTTTGGCATCAACACCACCTTTAGCAAATTTTGCTCCCATTTTCTCTGCATTCATACCTAATTTATTAAATCCATCTATAGTAGTGTTTGAACCGTCGATAGCTCTTACACTAAATTCCTTTACTGCATCACCAATCTTATCTAAGTTAAAAGCACCTGCATTCATACCACTTTCAAACAAATTAAACATATCAGTAGCACTTAGCCCTAGTTTTTTCATTTGCACTGAATATTCATTAATATTATCGAGTAATTCTCCTGAATAATCTAAACCTCGTTGTTGCCCTTGTGCCATCAGATTAAAAGCTTCATCACCACTTATACCAAAGTTTTGCATTAATGCATCTGCTGACCTAATACTTTCTGACACTTCATACCCAAACGTATCCCTAAATCCTATCGCTTTTTCAGTTAAACCTTGTATATTTCCTGTTGTTCCTACTAAACTTTTATCTACTATAGACATAGCATTTGCTATATCTGCAAAATCTTCTCCAAAATTATTTTTATATACTCCAAGCATCGCATCTTTTAAATGCTCCATGCCTTGTGCTGTGTTGCCTGTGCTTGCTTGTATTTGATTTAAAGCTTTTTGATAATCTTCATTTGCTTTAATTGCCATTCCACCAATACTTAACACTCCTGCGCCTAATCCTGCACATGCTTTAGATGCTATTTCTCCAACTTTTTTTAACTGTTCTTGTAATCTTTCTTGTGCTTGTGATGTTGTATTAGTTTGATTTTGAAGGGCTCTAGTAGCATCTCTAACTTGTCTTAGCGTCCTACTAGCTTCATCTCGCATTCTTATAACAGCTTCTAAAGCTCGACTACCTGCTGACATACTCTACAGCCCCCTTCCTAGATGCTTTATTTCTTCTATTCTTTCATCCATTTCTTCGTACATGAAGGTTTTAATTATGCGTTTTTCTCCATGTCTAAGCTTATAAAAAACAGATGGCATCATTCCTTTATACTTAAATAATAAGTACATTAAATTAACTTCACCATCTGTTTTTATTAGTTTTTTATTTTTTCTTCTATTCTCTTATCCTTTTCAGAGTTGGATTCGCTATATCCATTTAACTCACATATTTTGTTATATAAATCATTTATTTCACCTGCTAACAACATTTTTCTTAACAGTTCTCTTGGTGTTGGAGATTTAAAATGTTTCAATAACTCCTTATCTTTAAATGTTTTGCAAGAAGCTAATATAATGTTTGTTTTCATTTTAAAGTTATCTAAATCCTTTAACGAACCATTTTCTATTTTTAATCCACTTGACTGTAATTCGTCAAAAGTTTCGGGTTCTAATGCTGTGCATTCAAAAGGTAATTCTATACCTACTTTTTTGCAAAATATTTTATATGTCATGCTTGGCATTTTAATTTCGCCTGCATCCATTTTAAGCAGTAATTCTACTATATTTTTTACTTCTGCTACTTCTTTTTTATCTACTATTTCTTTTTCTAATTTATTTTCACTCATATTAATTCTCCTTTTATTATTAATTATTTTTTATGCTGCATCTAATATCTCAAAATCTTCAAAAGTGAAAGATGCTTCAATTTCTCCTTCTTTCCCATTTTCCCAATCTATAATTGACAACCCATCAAAAGAAACTCCTGTTAAAGAAATTCTTTCCACTCCTTTAGCATCAGGGTCAGCTAGTTTACTTATAATAGTAAATTTAGGCTCTCTACCTTCTTTTATAATTTGGGTTATATACTTTAACATGTTTGAATCTACATGATATAGAGTTATAGAGCCTTCCGCACTAGCACCTATCACTTTTTGACCTTTTATCATTTTGCGAGGTCTAACTATTTCAGCTTTATCTAGTTTTATTTCAGCTTTCAATGCTTTACACTCTGCTATTTGCACCTCATTTAACCAACATTCTCCGAATGTTCCATTTATAACATTTTTACTTTCAAAACTTGTAGCCATATTTTCACCTCTTTCTACATTTGAACTCTTATATTTATATCTTCCATTGCATCAACTAGTTTTAGATTTATTAGGTAAAATCCGTTTGAGCCAGTATTAGCTTCTTTTATTTCATTCTCTTTCATTTTACTAACATCTACTTTTTTGCTTTCTAAGTATTCTTTTTGCTTCTCTAAATCAATTTCAACAGTAAAATTAGAATCAATTAATTCTTGTTTTGCTAATTCAGTTAAATAAGATTGCACCGCAACAATAAATAAACATTTGTTGTCATAGGTATTCGGACATTTACGTAAATACTTTTCTACATAAATGTTTTTTATATCTTTACTTATTAAGTCTTTAGTATCAACAAGCTTAATCTTCTGAAATATCTCTCCTTTTTCTTGTGTTAGAGTTGTAAGAGAATTTACACCTCTAGCAATCCTTATAGCTCCTGACAGTCTTCTTAGTATTAATTCTCCCGATTGTACTTTAGCGTCTGCACTAGCTTTGTCTATCTTTGTAATAGATTCAACTTCATTAAGAGGAGCATAAGTAATTGACTGTGTACTTGGAGTAGATGCTATAAGAGAAGCGATACGTGGTGTATATTTCTCTGCTGTTATTTCCTCCCCACCAACTGTTACATTTTCAGTAAAATTTATAACTGCTTCATTATCAGCTTTAATGTTTGCTAGTACTGCCTTAGCTTCTGTACTTTCTTCCTCTCTTATCTTCTTAATCCAATTCACAATTTTTGTTTTTTCTGCTTCTTCTGCTTCTGGCATACATAAGTAATTAAACTCTACAGATTCTAATTCTTCTAGTATATCCTCAACCTTTCCATCCTCTGTGAAAGTACTTATAATAACTTTGCTTGGTCTTAATATCTTCTCGTTGTCGGTAGCCCCTACAAAGCCATATTTAATATATTTTTTATTATCAGCACTCAATGAAATTGGTATGTCATCTTCACTTGTAAGCTCTTTATACATCTTTGTTGTATCTTTCAATATAATTGCTACTATTCCAGTCTGAGAACGCTGTATAAAGCTTGTAGCTAGTTCTTTAAATTCTATATTTATATTAACTAATCCAGTCATTTAATCACTTCTTCCTTTAAATCTCATATTTAGTTCTTCCATTAATTCGTGTTTTTCTTCTTCAAAATAAATTTGTTCATGATAATTTATAGATATAAGAAATTGAACATAATTTCCTATTTCATCTTTTTCTATACTTCCATTTTTCTTACTGAAAGTTAAATATCTATCTTTTACTTTTATATTTCTAGTGAATATGTTCTCTAATTTATTTAGAATATCAAATAAATCTATTTTCTTCTTCTTCCAGTTAGGCAAATACTTTATATCAACTAAGAAACTTTTTATATCAGTCTTTTTAGTTGCTGTCTGAATCTCCTCTGGCAATATCTGCACAAAAAAACAAGACTTTTTATTGTCTTGTATGTTATATCCTTCTACAAATATATCTTCATTAAAATTTTTAGATATTTCTTTAGTGAATGAGTATAATATATCTTTATAGCTTAGCAACACATCACCTCTAATTGTAAAAATCTATTATTATTTGATTTAGTTCATTGTCAATTATACTGTTTATTTCATCAACACTTTTTGCCAACATAAAAACACCTTCAACAAATTGTATACCACCCTGTTTTGGTCTATAGTTTTCACTAGTTCCTGTTCCTTGTCTAGTTCTATGCCCAAATTCTAGATGTTTAATATACTCTGTGTTATTAAATACAACTCCATCAAAAGTGCCAAGCTCTTTATATTGCCAATTCTTTCTCGCTGTTCCACCATTTTTTTCAGCAACTGGTGTTTTCTGTTTTACTTTTCTAAGAAGTTGATTACCTATTTTGTTTTTAGCTTTTCTAAGGTTCTTAGTTAACTCTTTTTCTTGCCTATCCAAATCTCTTATCAGGTCATTCAGACTATTAAATTCTATCATTAATATCTATCCTTTAGAGTTAGATTAGTTTGCAGATGACTTGAATAAGGGAATGGTTTAGATGCAATAAAAGTTTCTACATTCCCATTTTCTAAAGTTATATCAAGTATATCTCCAACTATCAAATCTACTTCGGGTCTGCAATATAATTCAAACGCTGAAATAGAACTTGTTATATCTGTATCTATGACATTAGGTATATTCCCATTCAAACCACAAGGCACATCTTCTGCAATTACAAGACTCTCGTTAAAATCCGTAACTCCTGTCTCCTCGTTTTTAATACTTATACTCCTTCTTATTGTCATTTTGCAAAAGTAAGTCAATGCTAATATATCTGCTTCTGTCATGTTACCACCTAACTTTTCTAAAATTATTTAAAATATTCTTATCCTTTTGAGATAGTTTTATTTCCATCAACTCGTCTGTTGTTTTAGCTGTTGCAACATTATAATTTACAGAATAACCACCACGAGAAATTGAGCTAATTTTACCATTATCAGCACTACTGACTAATACAGTCTCTTTTAACTTAACAATAACTTTATCCTCTACAATACTTTCAAGAGTAGAATTAAGTGTTTCTATATTGCAGTATGCAAGAACTAATGTAGTGTATTTTTTAATGTACAACTCTATTAAACTATCATAAGTATCATCTTTTAAATTTAAAATTAATTTTATATTATCTAGCATTTAATCACCTCGAATAAAAATAGAGAAACTAAATATTATTTAATTTCTCTATTAATTCATCTTTTTTCAGCTTTGAATAACCTTCTATACCATTTTCTTTTGCTAGGTTTTTCAGTTCTTCAAGAGTTGAATTTTCTATATCAATATTTTTCTTATCTTCTAGCAACTTAAATCCATCTTGTATTAGCTTATCTTTTAAAAAAGAATCTTCTACGCTACGTTCTATATTTTCTTTAATTAATATAAACATTTAAATCACTTCCTAAGCTGTAGGTTTAGCATCTTTAAAATTAGCATATACAGAATTAGCTTTATTATCAGTAACCCATAAATCATGATATCTTCTATAGTCCATAGACCAAGCATTTGCTGTTTGATTCGTTTCTGGGTCAAATATTCTCATTTTATCTTGTTTTGTTATTGCAAGAGGTACATCCACTGGTGCTATTATAAAGTTGGTATCTAGTGCTTTTGTGCCTTTTAAATAACCTCCTGCTGTTTGACCAGAAGTAGTACCATCATTAAGTAAAATAGATGAATACATTCTATTTTGAGGTGTTTTTATAAGAGGGCAACCATCAATTGATGGCACTTGTGTTTGTATACCACCTTGTGCAAAAGTAACTGCTGTTAATTTTTCTAAGACTTTTTCTTCTATTGCAAACATACTGTCATAAGTTAAATGACAAACTAGAGGTCCATTGTATCCATTTTCTCTAATTATTTTTATACCTGTTTTTATTTTATTTATTATTGTGCTTGAATTTACTGTGTAACCATACTCAACATTAATGTCTCCTTCTATACTTATAGCAATAGTCGCTAAACGGCTCAATCTATAAGCATCTATTTCTGGTATGACTTTTAACCTTTGAAATTCTCCCATGACAGTCGTTGCTGTTACTAAGAAATTTGTTTCATCTACATCCATAGCATCTAAGGTAAATTTTCTCCCTCTATCTTGAGTCATTATTTTAGTTTCATATTCAAATTTAACATCTCCACCGACATAAGCATTAGCTGAACCTCTTGAATAATCTCCTAAACCATCTGTAGAAAGCTTACCTATTTTTACTTCTTTTCCTCCTTCATATTTTATTTGTTTAGCATTAGAATCCATCCAACCAGTTAATAATTCTTGTGTTGCTTGTTTATCCAATCCTTGTTGTAAAACTTGTCCGTATGCTAGTGTATTAGCCATCTAATCATCCTCTCTTAATTATATTATTTAACTCCTAGTATTCCATTCACTACAGTTTCCATATTTGCAGTTTCATTTGTTTCTCCACTGCCACCTGGTACATATTTATAAAAAGGTGTATTTGTTTGAGTAGTAGTTTCAGTTGTACTACTTTCAAACAAATCTTTGTAGCTTTCTTGCAATTCTTTTAATTGTTCCTCTATCCCTACTATCTTGCCATCTTCACCTATAGTTATTTTTTCTAAGTCAAACTTATTTGTTAGTAAGTCAGTGTGTTTAGCTTTGTTAGTTAATAAAGCTTTCTCAACAGCACTTAATTTTCTTGTCTTTAAGCTTTCATTTTGCATTTTCTCAACTTCTATCTTATGATTTTCTTCTATCTTTTTTATTTGTGCTTGATGTTCTGTTTTTATCTTTTCTAAATCTTCTTGAGTCATTTTGCTATTAAAGCTTTCAATAGCTTTGTTAGCTTCTTTCAATTGTTCATTTGTTTTATTAAAAGTTTCTTTAGGCACTGCATACTTAGGAAATTCAGTATTAACACTTTTTAATATTTCCTCAACATCAATCTTATTTTCTTCGATTTTAATACTTTCCAATATTTTTCTTAACCATTCCATTTAATCATCATCCCTTCTTATTTCTCCATAGATTTTTATAGTTGTTCTCCAACTAAAGGAGTTACTTTGTTCTTTATGCTCTACAACTTTTTTAAAAAGAGCAAAATAAAAAAGCCTTTATAGACTTTTACGTTTTCTTAGTTCATCATTTAATTTTTTCAAAAGTTCATTAGAAGCTTTATTTATAGCTACTTCATATTCTTTTTTTAAACTTTTTAGATATATTTTTAAAACTATATCACTTACTAAACTGATAATAAGTATTACATTTACAACAATACTTACTATTTGCAGTATTAACCAACTCATTTAACTCACCTCATTTTTACAAAATAAAGAAATTATTATATATAATCAATTTCTTCATTTTCAATATAATCACTAATTGTTATAGTTTGGACATTAGCCGTGTTAAACATAACCAATTTTTCTTCATCTTCAATAGTTCTCAAACAATCTATATCTGATTGAGAATCACAAAAATAAGCGGTTAGTTTATCAGCTACATGTTCTTTAATTACACCAGATATGCACTCACCATTTTTAAAACATATATCATATTTTTTGAACTTTTTATCTTTTTCTGAAACTATAAGTTTTTGTGATTTTAATTCTTTAAGTAACTTTCCATTTACTTCTTCTACACTTTCAGATTTTGATATTGTTGGTATATTTATTTTTACTTCATTTACCTTTTCTCTACCAAATATTCCATTAATTTTTTGCTCTAATGTGCCTACTGCTTTATTAAATATCTCAATTTCTTTTATCGCATTTTTTATATTTTCCTCAAAATCTTTTGTATCTAGCTCCAACTTAGCTGAAAGTTCTAATTTATTTTCCTTGTTGTTATCTTCATCAGCACATCTATGTCCTTCTTCTATATTTTCAGCATAGTTTGTTAAATTTTCAATAGTTGCAGTATATTCAACCTTTTCATATGTCATTTCAAATATATCTGCTTTGCAAGGATATATTTCTCCTTTTACTCCTTGTATAATGTAATCGCCCTTATTAGCCCTCATAGTACCTTCCAGTGTCTTTAAATCGCAACTTACATTACCATCAATACATTTTTCTTGTATAAAATTACAAACTCTACTATTTTCAAAAAACCATTCTGGTTCTATATCATAGCCCAATCTGAAAGCTTCCACCTCAACTGGTTTCTTTTTAAACTTAGCCATATTATTTATTCCTCCTTAATTTTTTACACAATAAAAGCACTTACTATTTAAACTTAGAAAGTGCTTTCTATATAATTTCTATACTTTTTATTTCATCTTCTTGAAAAGATATTAAACAATCCTCTTGTTTTAATCCAATCTCATTTATTTCATTATCACTGTCTATAGCTGGTGTATAAGTTTTTACATAACCAACCCATTCTTTATTGTCTATATCTATAATTTTAACCTTCTCACTCATATAATTAATTAAATTTTTACTCATCTTTTTCAACTCCTTTCATTGTTGGCACTATATGAGTACCATTTTTACTATAGTGTATATAAAACTTATTAGTTGCCATTTCTTCTCCTGTTAGATTGCTTATATTTACACCTATATTTTTTTCACATGTTATTAATTCTTTATTTTTAAACTTACCATTTCTATCAAGTTCCAATATTCCTGTACCTGCATATTTGTTAATAAGTTCTTGAGTCTCTTCTTTTGATACAGTTAAGTAGCTCCTACCTTCTGTATAATTGTTATGGTCCTTAAAATGCTTTCCTTGTTTACCATTATGAATATTTAGATTATATTTGCCATCTTTTATATCCTTCCTTATATTATTTATTATAACATTATTTTTATTTTCCTTCTCTCTATTTATGGCAACTTCAACGTGTTTTTTATACCATTCATTATATGATAAATCGGAAGGAACTTCATACGTTTTACCTTTTGGCAGTCGTGCTGTTCTTATTTCTCCTTTTTCATGTTTAAAATAAGGGATAGTTGTACAGCGACATCTTGGATGTATCGGAGGATAATTTTCTCCTTCTTTAGCTTCTTTAACTAAATATACTTTCATATCTACATTTCTACATCTTTTACAAGTGTTATCCTGTAATGTAGCTAAGAATTGATATTTATCTACTCCTTGACTTTCATACGCTTTTTTATCAGCTTCTGACATAAAATGAGAATGTTCCGTTTGTACTAATCTTATTGCATTTTCATAACTAGAGTCCATTTTTTCCGATACTCTATTAGCAATCTTTTTCAAGCTTTCCCCTCTTATAACCATTTGAGTAATTTCTTCTTTGATAACTTCACTTAATAAATCTCTGTTTTTCCATATCCTTTGAGAAAAGTTTTTCCCTGACCATGGATAACTTATAACTTCTTTTATAGTTGCTTTATCAAGTTTACTAAAACTAACTCCAACACCTACAGACTTTTGAGTTTCATATATGCTTTTGTAATAACTATCCTTTAGAGATTCCTCTAATAGCTTTTCTACTCTGTTGTTTTGAATGTCGAATGTATTATTTATTTCTTTAGATATTTGATAGAATAGTTCTTCTAACCTGTTTATTCTGCTTTTCATAGCTAATGTATTAAGCTCTAACAGTAATCTTTCATCACTTGTTTGTTCTATTAATTTAATATATTGTTTGATGTCCATGCGCCATGTGTTAAATTCATTATTAGTTAAATATTTTTGTGTTTCTGCATATGTTAATTTATTCTGTTCAGCATATTTATAAAATAAATTAGCAATTTCTTTCTCTATATTTTTCATTGCAATTTTATATTGTTTATCTAGTTCCTTTAATACCTCTTCTTCTTCTTTCAATCTTGCATTTAATCTTTGCTTTTCTCTTTCTTTCCAGTACTCAATATTATTATTCAAATAACTTCACCTCTATTCAGTAAAGTTATAATCATCAGACACTTTTGAAGCTTGTATTTTCTTTTCTTCTCTTAAAAGTAAAGCAGCTTCTTCGGGGTCATCAACCCAAGGGTGATGCCTTAAAATAATTTTGGTTGGTATTATTCCAACTGACTTGGTTGCTATATCCGCATCCTCTAAATCATTAGACATCATGTTTCTTGTATAAGTCTGTTGTATTTTTTTATAGTCTGTAATTCCTAAAAAATATAGTATAGCCTTAATCAGCTTATCAAAAGAGGTTCTAAACTCAGTTTCAAGTAATCCACTTTTTAGTTCTAGCTTTCTATAAAAGAATTTAAGTGCTACACCACTTGCATTACCAAAGTTTTCAGTATCCTGTTGTAACCCTTGACCACTTTCATATATTTGTTTTTTAAGTATCTCTAATATCACCTTTCGAGCTTCAACAGGTATCTCTATTTGCATAGTTTTAAGACCACCACTATCGCCTTCGCTGTCTGTTTCAGTTTTTATTGCTTTATATCTCTTCAACTCATTTAAAAATTGTGCTGTATCCTCTCCACCATAATTTTCTAAGATGTATATTATTTGCTGTATATCCTCTAAATCATTTGCAAATCCACTCATTATCTTATCGTACAAATCCAACACTGATTTATATTTTGATAAGTCGCTTTGTTTTTTTATGTTGTTAGCAAATTCAACGAAAGGAACTGAATTAAATCTATGTTGTACTGTTATATGCTCTATTTGAGAACCGCAACATGTTACTCCAAAAAATTTATATTTATCTAATATTTTATCTGTCCAAAATTCAACATAAGTATATGCCTGCTTTTGTATTTGATTTTCTACATCTTCTAACTGGACATAATATCTTATTACAGCCTCTAACTCTCTTTCAATCCCATTTTTATAAATTGGTATGATTTCTTCTGTATTAACTACACCATATTTAAATTTTTGGCTGATTACCTGTTCCCTGCTATATTCTTCATCTATCCAATAATGAAGCCATGCAGTACCACAATTTGATGCTTCTATTGCTAAATTCTTAGCTTTTCTAGTAAACTCATTCCCTAAAACATCTGTTACCTTCTCATTCAATTCTTTGTCATTGTCAATGTCAAAAAGAACTGGATAGGTGAACATATAAGAAGCTTTCTCATCTACGAGTATTTCATGAAAGTTGTGACTGATTCTATTGTCAGCGTTTCTAAGAGGATTCTCATCTCTGTTTTGTACAACTACACCCTTTTTCAATATATCATTTTCATTATAATAATATGATTTAGCCTGTAATATCTCTTGCCTTCTAGCTATATCAGCACTTATTATTGCTCTTATTTTTTCTAACTCCACATCACCACCACCTATATTACTTAAATTATTACTTAAATACTGATAATCCTTGACCTTTCAGTGCCTTTTCTGCAACCCCTGTCAAAGCGTCTGGTGCATCATCATGTTTGTTCTTACCTTCTCTTTGATAACTCACCATAGCCTTATAAAACTCTATCCACTTATCTCTCCAATTAATTGGAAAATATATATGTTCCATTACCCAACTACTATTAGATAAAATTCTAGCATTTTTATTTTTCGACTGATGAAACCATTTAATAATCGTTTTATTGCTTTTAAACTTTTCTTTCAATATTCTTTGTACATTTCTTGCAAAAGCTCTACCACCACTATTACTTTCTATATCAGCTTTGTTAACTTCATTATTATAGAACATCTTAGCTGTTTTATACTCTGTTATTTCCATACTTTCCTTAGTGTATAAAACATCTAGTATATAAGCTTCTTTGTTATACACTCCATAAACTATAGAACATAAGTAATCTGCTCCCGAATCTGCTGTATCTACATAAGCTTTAATAGATGTAAATAGTAAATTGCCTTCTCCATCAACAGGAAGCTTCTCATATGTCTTAAACTTAGTGTATAAACATCCTTTAAGGTCAATAGGCTCTTGTTGGTAGTTAGCACTCGCAATATCCTCGCCCATAGCTCTCACTTTAGATTTATAACTCTTTAAAGATAATACTTCTTCACAAAGCATATTTCCATCTTCCTGTAATGCTTTCATATTAATATGTCTTACCTTCTTACCTTCTTCTTTGTAATGTTCTAATGCTCTACCAGCTAAGTCCTTACTAGACCATCTAGTCATTATAATTATTATTTTTCCTTTTTCCTCTAGTCTTGATAACATAGTATTAGTAAACCAATCCCAATGTTTTTCAAGAACATTCTCATTATAAGCTTCCTCTGCATTTTTAATTAAGTCATCTACAATCATCAGAGAACACCCAAAGCCTGTTGCTGTACCACTCGGAGAGGTCGCCAAATAATTATTATAACCACCTTCCAATGACCATAAATTCATAGCTCCATCACCATGTTTTATTTTTGTGTTAGGAAATATATCACTATAGATAATAGTATCTATATCAGCTTTTTCTTCTTGAATAGCATTTCTAACATTCTTTGAGAACATGGTTGAAAGAGTTTCATTATAACTACCAGTCATTATTTTTTCATTTTTATTTTTACCTAAAATCCATTCTACGAATAAACTTGCACTTCTACTTTTCCCATGCCTAGGTGGCATATTTATAATTAAAACTTCATCATCTGAATAATAAAAATCTTGAAGCTTATTACAGGTTTCAACTAAATACTTTCTATCTTCTTTATAAAATTTTGGTGCTAATAAATTGCAAAAATAAAAGAACTCACGTCTTGCAAGTTCTTTCTTCGCTTCTAACTGTATTAACTTTTTATCCATCGTCATCTAATTTTGCCAACCTTTTTAATTCTTCTGTAGATAGTTCTTTAAACGGATTATTTATTGTAATTTCATTAGTTGATTCTACTATTTGTTTATCCCTCCATTCAGCTGGTTTTCTATTTTTCAACCAGAATATCTGTGCTGTAGTATCTGGTACCACATGTTTAGTTACTCTTTTAGTTTCTTGACCTTCTTCATATGTTATCTCATCATATTCATAACCTAATGCTCTTTTTAGTAAAGCATTTTCAACCTGCCTATCAACTACTTCTTTTCCCTTTTTTAAGGCATTACAAATATTACTATATTTCTTTTTCCAATCATATAGCGTTTTAACATTTATTCCAATGTTAGAAGCTATTTGTTCATCTGTTAGACCATCTCTTGCCCATCCTTCAATCTTAATTAGTCCTTCTTCTGTTATCCAGTATTCATATTTAGCCACATCACCACCTCATTTGTTTGTCGTTTTGGGAATAAAAAAAGACCTAGAAATTAATCTGAGTCTTTTCTACTGTCGGAGTTACCGACATCTAAAATTTATTAAATTTTTGTATTAAAAAAGACCTAGAAATTAATCTAAGTCTTTATTTTCCATATTTACTATATAATTTGCCATAAGCACTACTCCCCTTATCAATAAATCTTCACTAATAGCACTTTTCCCTGTAAAACTCTCAACATATTCAACTCCATAATCTAAAAATTCATCATCTGCATCTATATTAAATTCATCTAATTCTTTTATTATCTTTCCTCTTAAATCATCCATATTTTTATTCTCCTTTTTTAAAAATAAAAGACTAAGCTTGCCCTTGCTTAGCCTTTTATAATAGGGAGGTACATATATTATGTCGCAAGTTCCAGGAATCGAACTTAGATTAAGCACCAGCACCTGCATGGTGAGCGAGGTTACCAAGCCCCACCCGATTTTTTAGACTTCTGAATTAAGATACAAAATTGTATGAGATTTTAATCTAAATTCAACTGCTACATATAGTGTATTAATAGGTTTTGAACATAGTTAGAATTGAACTAACAGCGTCCTCACGCCCTGCCTAGTCTGTTCATATTGCTAGATTAGCCCTTTAAACTAACCTAGCAATTATTTAGTTTTGAGAGGGAAATCTTTCATTTCCACAATATTATTATCTCACATAATTAGCAATAAAAAGTCTCACGATAATCTCCAAAAAGTCTCAAAATAGTCTCATTTTTAAGCTTTCCATGAAAAAATGGGCAATTCAAACTCCTTTATCTTTGGATATAACATATCCATAATCTTGCAGACTATCCTTTTTCTTATTCTAAAACAATGACTTCTATCTATGTGCATAGCATTAGACATATAATCCATGTTGATTTTCTCATTGTTCATATACATTTCATTGAAAAACTCTGTTTCAAAGCTATTTAGACTTGTTAATGCACATTCTATAGTTTCTTTTTCAATTTCTAATGTTTTCTTATCTTCTTTTAATCTATTTAAATCTTCTTCTCTCTTAATAACTTCATTTTCAACAATTGAACTTATATTATAAGTTTCTCCAGTTTTTTCTTCATAACTTTGAGCCTTACATCCGCAAAATTCATTTTCTAATTTTTTAATATATATATCTTTTATTCTTATTTGACTTTCTAGTTTTTTATAATTATATAATCTACCTTCAACCTCTTGAAATAGTGTCTTTTTATTCATACTTCCACACTCCCATCAATTTTTTATGTTATAATAATATTTGTATATAAAAGTTTTATATTTTTGACAAGTGGAGTGTGAAAGCACTCCTTTTTCTTTTGAATAATTTATTTCAATTTATTTACAGTTCTACAAAATTGGTTGCTATTA